CTACTATGTTGCTCAGCGTTCAGGAATCGGTATCAACGCAGGTAGAATCCGTGGAATCAACGCTAAGATCCGAGGCGGAGAAGTTCAACACACAGGTGTTATTCCATTCCTCAAAAAGTTTGAAAGCACTGTCAGATGCTGTACTCAAAATGGCATTCGTGGTGGATCGGCAACAGTACACTTCCCAATCTGGCACCAAGAAATAGAAGACATCCTTGTTCTTAAAAATAACAAGGGTACAGAAGATAATAGAGTACGTAAACTTGATTACTCTATTCAGTTAAGTAAAATATTCTATGAGAGATTTATTAGAAATGAATCTATTACGTTATTCTCTCCTAATAATGTGCCTGGTCTCTATGATGCTTTTGGTACTGATGCATTCGATGATCTCTACCTACAATACGAAAGAGACGAGTCCATTGAGAGAAAGTCTGTGGGAGCGCAGGAACTGATCCTTAACATCTTGAAGGAGAGAGCAGAGACTGGTCGTATCTATCTGATGAATCTTGACCATTGTAATTCACATTCATCCTTCAAGGATAAGGTGAACATGTCTAACCTGTGTCAAGAGATCACACTACCTACTGATCCTATTAATCATATAGATGATGATGGTGGTGAGATTGCATTGTGTATTCTATCTGCAATCAACGTAGGAAAACTACGTGATCTTGATGAGATGGAAGACCTTGCCGACCTTGCTGTTCGTGGTCTTGAAGAACTGATTGACTATCAAGACTATCCTGTGGAAGCAGCACGTCGTAGCACCCTCTCACGCCGCTCTCTGGGCATTGGATTCATCGGTCTGGCACATTACCTAGCAAAACGTGGATTAAAGTATGACAACCCTGATGCATACAAGGAAGTTCATAAACTCACCGAAGCGTTTCAGTACAACCTTCTGAAAGCATCTAATCAGATCGCTAAGGAGAAGGGAGCATGTGATGGATACGAACGTACTAAGTATCATGATGGAATTCTACCTATCGATACATATAAACAGGAGGTTGACGAACTAGCAGCACCAGAGTACAATTATGATTGGGAAAGTCTTCGCGAATCTATCGCCGCCCACGGTCTTAGGCACTCAACATTGTCCGCACAGATGCCTTCGGAAAGCAGTTCCGTTGTGTCAAATGCAACCAATGGAATCGAACCACCTCGCGACTACCTGTCCATTAAAAAATCAAAGAAGGGACCTCTTAAACAGATTGTTCCACAATATAATTCATTAAAGAACAACTACACACTGCTGTGGGATATGCCTTCTAACGCGGGTTACATTCGTATTGTTGCAGTGATGCAGAAGTTCTTCGATCAGGCGATCAGTGGCAACTGGTCATACAATCCTACCCAGTTCAATGACAATGAGATTCCTGTGTCTGTGATGGCACAAGACTTCTTAACTACGTACAAGTATGGGTGGAAGACATCTTACTATCAGAACACCTATGATAATAAGAAGGATGAAGACACCGATGACACAGAACAGAAACTCAATGCCCTTGTCGATGACATTTTGAGTGGCGATGAGTCTGAGTGTGACGCCTGCAATGTCTAAGGAAATCACCATCACATTATGTGCAGAACTGCAAGAGGACTTCGAGTCCTACCTTGCAGTCTGTGAGTCTTTGGACTTCCCTCCAAGGATAAATTCATTTTTAAATTATGTCACAAACTACGGAACATACGGAGCAGAGAATGGGAGTCACAGTCTTCAACAGCAGGAAGGTTGACACTAAAAAACAACCGATGTTCTTCGGAGCACCGCTAGGTATGCAGCAGTATGCCGAGTTCAAGTATCCTGATTTTGATAAACTAACTCAGACACAACTCGGATACTTTTGGAGACCCGAAGAAGTATCACTACAAAAAGATAGAGTAGACTACAAAACTCTTAATGCACAGCAACAACACATCTATACTTCTAACTTGAAGTATCAGATCCTTCTAGATTCTGTACAAGGTCGTGGACCTGGTATGGCATTCTCACCATACTGTTCTCTGCCAGAACTAGAAGGTGCCATGGGTGTGTGGCAGTTCATGGAACAGATTCATTCTCGTTCCTATACACACATCATCAAGAATGTATATCCTGATCCCTCCATTGTTCTGGATACTACACTAGACGAACCACAAATTCTTAGACGTGCTAAGTCTGTTACCAAAGCATACGATGTGTTCTTGAATGCAGTAGGTTCATGGGCAGAGGGTGACATGTGGTCTAAGGATTGGGAAGGATCACCTTGCCGTGATGAGACACTGAGGGATCTGAAACGTAAACTCTATCTGGCAATTGCTAATGTTAACATCCTTGAAGGTATACGGTTCTATGTTTCTTTTGCTTGTAGTTTTGCTTTTGGTGAACTTAAACTCATGGAAGGTTCAGCAAAAATTATCTCCCTTATTGCCAGGGATGAGTCACAGCACCTCGTTCTGACTCAGAAGATCTTGAAGAAGTGGAAGGAAGGTGATGATCCTGAGATGCAAGAGATTGCATTAGAGGAGAAAGAAACTGTTCGTCAGATGTTTGCTGAGGCAGTGACCGAAGAGAAAGAGTGGGCGAACTTCTTATTCAAAGAAGGTTCTATGATCGGACTGAACGAGAGACTACTCTCACAGTACGTTGAGTGGATCGCTAACCGTCGTATGAAGTCTATTGGTCTCGAACCCATGTTCGATATCCCTGCTAAGAACAACCCACTGCCATGGACTGAGCACTGGTTGAACTCTAAGGGTCAGCAGAACGCACCACAAGAGACTGAGATTGAATCCTATGTAGTCGGTGGCATCAAGCAAGATGTTGAGAGTGCTACGTTTGCTGACTTCCAACTTTGAGTAAGAAGTCGTGGAAGCATAAGAAGAGGATCCCCTCCAACCCTGTCAGGTCTGTTGGGGATCACATCAAATTCTTAAATGATTTGAAGAAAGACCTTAGGCGACCAGGCACTAGGATGCGAAAAAGAGACTTGACATTATAAATATTATCGGGTACAATGTACCCATCGTTCACTGATCAGGACTCTATATCCTGGTTGGCGCAAGTAAATCGCGGAACGGAGCCGTTCATCCCATGATAGAACTATTATTCTATACATCACTCACTTGCGCTCAGGCCGATGCAATTATGTTTCGGATGAGAACAAATGAGAACATTCCTCCTGAGTATAAGGTGGAATTGATTGAGGTCATGAAGGAATCAACGCCTGATTGCTACCCATGGGACGCATACGATTGAAGGAACGGGGTCTAACCACCTCACTTTCAGGAGTAAATCCATGGCACAAGTCACTTACCGTGGTGTCGCATACGACACCGAGCAGTACAAAGAGAAGGTCATTGCTGAGCAAACTGCTAAGCAAAGATTTGATCTCATGTATCGCGGTACCAGAGTCAACCGTAAGGTTGTACCTGACACCAAAACTGCTTGAACGAATTGAATACCAGGACCCACATGGGTCCTTTTTTCTTACAATTATTAAGGTTATGATGAAAATCTTTTTGGATAGTAGTGATGCTAACGAAATCGAGAGAGCAGTAGAGACTGGTCTTATCGATGGTGTGACTACTAACCCTACGTTGATGCTCAGAGCAGGGCGAGACCCCGAAGAAGTATTAGAAGAGATCTCAGATATGTTCCCCTGGACATCATCTATCTCGGCAGAAGTATCTGGATCAACAGCAGAAGAGATGCTAGTGATGGCAGATGCTTATATTCAGATCAATCCAAACATTACAATCAAAGTTCCTTGCAATGTAGAAGGTCTCAAAGCATGTAAGACTCTTTCTGATAATGAAATTGATGTAAATGTAACCCTTATCTTCTCTACGGCACAGGCAATCCTTGCTGCTAAGGCAGGTGCTAAGTATGTGTCACCCTTTGTAGGAAGATGTAACGACAACAGTGTGAGTGGAGTGGAACTTGTACGTGCGATTGCTGGTGTGTATGCTACTCATCGCATTGACACACAGATACTGGCTGCATCATTAAGAGATGTGCATCATGTCTCCCGATGCTTCCTGTATGGTGCTAATGTAGTTACGATGCCACCCACGGTATTCTGGAAGATGTATGATCATGTCCTTACTCGCGAAGGACTTACCCAGTTTGAGAAAGACTGGGCAGAGGTACAACGTTTTATTAACACGGATGATGACGAATGAAGGACACACGAATCACAGTAGAAGATTACAAATGTGTATCCGATGAGTTCTTTGACAAGTACAACTATGTCATTGAACGTATGGGACCAGGACCTACCAAGTCTGAGGATGTACTCAAAGTCATGGAAGCACTGAGTGGTGCAGTCATGAAAGAGAGAGCAGACCATGGTGTAGGACCATTTGGATTCAACAAACCAAAGCAGGAGGAGACTGAATGAATTACGATAAGGTAAAAGCAATCGCTCATAACCTCAAACTTCTAGCAATCAGTCTAGAAGATGCCATCAAGGAAGATCCCCAACGATACACAGTGCAATCATCAGAACCACAGATTGGGTATCGTCTTGGTGATGACGATGATGGTTATGCCGATTAAACACCAGTGGAATATAGATTCCGATAACTTACACCCCACCGTATATCTTAGATTGATCTCAGAGATGGAGGGGTGTTGTGCAATCCTCAGTGCTCTTCCCCCAGATGGGACTGACTCTGAGGATTATAAGTATATAAGAGAAGCGTGTAACCGCTACTACAAAGTATACTTTAAGTACAAGAAACATTATGAGGCCACAGAGCGCGAAAGCAAAGGGACGTAGGTTCCAGCAGTGGGTGAGAGACATGCTCATCGAGCATAGAGATATTCACCCAGAAGATATTGAGTCTCGTAGTATGGGTGCTGGTGGTGAAGATATTATGATGGCGAGAGATGCCAGACAGAAGTTTCCATTCAGTATTGAATGTAAGAATGTCGAAAAACTCAATGTATATGATGCATACGATCAAGCGTGTGCAAACTCTGGTGATAACACACCAATTCTATTCATGAAAAAGAATGGAAAGAAACCCCTTGCGGTTGTAGATGCTGAATGGTTTATCAAAAATGTTTACAATTCCAATTGAATCTTTCAAAGTTCCTGACTGGGACAAGTGGAAACCTATCTTACTAGATAAGTGTAATGAGAACAGTCCTCAGGCACATATCACTGGTGGTCGTCTCAATCTACATGAGATGGACACAGATTATCATGAGTTAGTTGGTAAGAAGATCATGCCCAAGTATTATTGGGATGTATTAGACTGTTTAGATCCAATTCTAGATGAGATGCAGATTGATTACCCTCTGGACATCAGAAAGATTGTAGCAATGTGGCATCAGACTACCAAGAATGGTATGTTTCATGGGGTACATAACCATGGACCTGTGGGAATCACTGCTGTATTGTATGTTGATTTCAAACCTGAGATCCATAAGGCAACTACATTCTTCGCACCCTTCCACAACTACATCAACGGTGAGGTGGTGGACTACATGCCTGATGTAAATGAAGGTGACTGTGTGTTCTTTCCATCATACTTACCACACATGCAGGAACCTAACTTCACTGATGTGTCTCGCACTATCATTTCTTTCAACATTATGGGTAAGGAGATGACACCACACGCGGTTGTGCCACGCATCCAACTGCAACAAGGCGGTTGACATCGCAGTCATCCTGCTATATATTAATAGAGTTCTGGACTTAGAGCAAACCATGGATGACTATCTTGATTCAGAAGACTTCTACATGTTAGAACTTCTGATTGACGAACTCCATGAACATGTGGAGCAGGGTGCTGACATGTCAGCATATGCAGTTAACGAAAGAATTAAATCCATTTATGAACTACCGTGATCGTTATGTCACTGTCGAACTGACTGATGATGAGTTTGAACAGATCAATCAAATAGTTTCAGAACACAAGAACTTTAAGACAACAGAAATAGAGAACGTTAGAGAATGTGAAGTCGCCTTCATTGATTCTCAAACACTCTATGATATCATCATGTCTTATGCTACTCGTGTGAATGAAGCAGCGAATTGGTTTTTTGATCTAGACTTTGTTGAACCCTTGCAGGTGACAAAGTATAGTGAAGGTCATCGTTATGATTGGCACCAAGATGAATCTGAATGGCATCCCTTTAAGAGGAATGATCAGAAGATTCGTAAGATATCATTCACTCTCCTACTGAATGATAACTTTGAAGGTGGTGAGTTCCATCTAATCAATCAGGCAGTCCCATTGAAGTCAGCATACATGGTGTTCTTCCATTCGGATGACCCACACATGGTTGCTCCTGTGACCTCAGGCACCCGTCTATCCCTTGTAGGATGGATCCAGGGACCCGCTTGGCGGTAACATGGTTCAGTAGCTCAGTTGGATAGAGCAACTGCCTTCTAAGCAGTCGGTCGCTGGTTCGAGTCCAGCCTGAATCGTCGGGGTTACGCCCCCCGAACACAGTAGAATAAGTAGGAGAGAGACGATCATGACGATCCAATCTAGATTTGCAAACTCTTTGCAAATCCTTCGCGATGCTGCCAACGGAGACATCTCCTTGGAAATCCAGTATCCTCATCTGTTCTCACAAGTCTGTCGCTTTTATGAAAATAAAGGAGTCAGGTTCTTTGGTTCAGATGTTGAAGAAGATTATGCCTACCTTATTGACCACCTTATAGCAGATAATGTACTTGTCTAAATGAAACTTAACCCAGAACCTATACTGTATGATGGCCGAATAGCGAATCCTCGTACCGATTTTATCTACACAGAGAAGATTGACGAGAGCGTTGTTGATGGCATCGTTGACTTTTAT